AGAGCCGTAGTTTGCTACGTCTCATGGGAGAAGTAGGAGGAAGGGTAAAAATTTCTCCGAAATATTTGGAGGAAAAGAAAACTTTTCTCTATCTTTGGAAGGTCAAACAACAAGACAATGGAACAGAAACTTTCCCCCGAGCAGCGCGAGCAACTTCGCGAATTGTTCTTGCAGGCGCTCAAGCTGCACACCGAGTCTTACCACCACTTGATGGAGCACAACATCACAGGCTACGACGCAGCACGCGACGACCTGTTCGTGGTTCGCATGAAGTTTGACCGTCTGGTAAGCTCACTGTGATGCAAATCGATAGCAAGACCCTCAGAATCCTCGAAGAAACGTTCGGGGATTTTCAAGTCCGCATCACGAAGTGGGACGAGAACCAGCTCACCTTCCGCTTCGGCTACTGGAGGGAGTGCGATGTGGAGCTTATGCGAAACATCCTGAAGGAAAACCACGTACTCGGCTACATGACCGAGAACTGGATTGAGGACGACGACTGCGGATATCAGTACTACTACGTCTTGAAAAACTTCCAACACTGAACCGATGCCGAACATTCAAAGCACCTCCTACCCGGAACGTCCCGCGAAGGATTTCAACGACTGGCAGGAAGACCTCCAGTGGGAACGCGACCTCGAGCGGCTCCTCGAAGACTTCAAGCGCTCAATCGGCCAAAGAATCCGGACGGCCTACTACGCCTCGAAAGATGAAAGCCACACTCGAGTTTAACCTTCCCGAAGAGTGGGAGGAGTACAACCACGCCACGGATGGTCACAACGTGGTTATTGCGGTACGGAGGCATCTCTACAACCTACGGATGAAGCTCAAGCACGAAATCCAGAACGACGAAGAAGCCCGAATCGTGGAACGGTGCCGGGCGGAACTTTACGAATGCCTCGACGCTCAAGGAGTCACACACCTCATCAACTGATGGAGCTCTCAGAGTGGGATATGCGGGTTGAGCTCTTGAGGCTTCAAGAAGGTTCGGTACTCTGGGACGACGCACCCACAGAGGATGCGATTCTCTACTCGGAGATGACGGAGGACCTTTACGAACGTCTCAAGGCTCGGCTCCTCACCCACCGGGCGCGTCCAGATATGAGGGGAGTTTACAGCCAGACCGATATGGCACGATTTCTATCTTACGTCCTATAACATCAAGCAATGACACACGAAGGAATGCTCGCCTCAATTACGCGAGAGCTGGTTCGAACCGAGATTCAGATCCACGCACAGAACCCGGAGATGGCTCTGGGGATGGCTATGGCCCGAAGAATCATGGAGAGGCAGTACGCGGAGAAACTCGCACAAGGAACCTCTAAGGAATCCTTAGGAGTTCAACCCTGAACGGTTGTAAAAACACAGTAGGATTTACAACGAAACCGCAATGACAACACACGAAACCGGAAAGGTCAAGATTTACAACGGTGACAACCTCGAAGTCTTGAGCTCGCTAGAGCTTGATTTATCTCGCTGCATTTTTGTGACCGATCCTCCCTTCAACGTAGGATATCACTACAACGAATACGAGGACAAGATGGACGAAAAAGAATACTACAAGTGGCTCGTGGAAATCTTTGGAACTCAAAGGCACGTAGTAGTCCACTATCCCGAATCTCTGTATTTATATTCTCACTATGCTCACCAGATACCTCAGAAGGTTGTAAGCTGGGTTTACAACTCAAACACGGGTAAACAGCACCGGGATATCGCATTCTTCAACGTCAAGCCTGATTTCCGAAAGGTTAGCCAGCCGTACAAGAATCCAAACGACAAGCGAATCGCAAAGAGGATTAGCGAAGGCAAGACGGCGCGGCTTTACGACTGGTGGGAAATCAACCAAGTAAAAAACGTGAGCTCCGAAAAGACGGAGCACCCTTGCCAAATGCCACAAAAGGTTATGGACAACGTGATAGGGATACTTCCGGAAGGTTACACAATCGTTGACCCCTTCCTCGGAAGCGGAACCACGGCTCTTTCTTGCATGAAGTATGACCGTGATTTTATCGGTATTGAGATTGACTTCAAGTATTTCGAGATTGCAAAGCAGAGGATACAAAACACAAATGAACAGCACTGAACTAATCGGACGAGCGCGGGACCGCTGGAACGAGATAGACCACGAGGACCTCGACTGGTTTTCTTTCTTTAACGGCTGGCTGGAAGGCAGGGCAGATATTGCCTACTCAAAGAAAGAAGCTGGTGACTATTAACTCTAGCTGGTGACTATGGCTGCGACTATGGCTGGTGACTATTCCACAGAGGGAAATGAGTTTCCTTCTGTGACCCTAAACAACACCCAAACAGCGAACAACAAGCCTTAAACATGAACTACCTCGGCTACCTCGATACGTGGAGCATCTTCGACTTCACCGGCTGGTACCTCTTTGTTTCACTCTTTTTCTTTGTCCTACGAGATGAGCTATACAAAAGCAGAACGCGCGGAAATCGCGAAGAACATTCGTGAGTACGCCAAAGAGCGACGCATCGAATACTGGAAGAACTACAACCTCAAAGACGACGAGGACACACGGTGCTTCACCAGATACGCCACGAACTACGATTACCTTTGGCTGCAAGCCGTAGCAGACGACGTACTCGGAAAAATCAAGCACGATGAACTCCACTGGATTGACAAGGGTTAAGCTCTCCCAACTCAAGAGCAACCCGAACAACCCCCGAATAATCAAGGACGACAAATTCCGGAAGCTGGTCACCTCGATCACAGAGTTCCCCGAGATGCTCGAAGCCCGGCCTATCGTGTGCGACCCCGACGGGGTAGTTCTGGGAGGTAATATGAGGCTCAAAGCGTGCCGGGAGGCAGGGCTCAAGGAAGTACCCGCCTACGTCGTTACATGGGAGGAAGCGAAGCAGAGGGAGTTCATCATAAAGGACAACGTAGGGTACGGAGAATGGGACTGGGACGAGCTCGCAAATACGTGGGACCCCGTCCAGCTCGAAGAATGGGGGCTCGACGTGTGGCAGGAGCCAAAAGAGGAAGAGGGCTTAACGGATCCCGATGAAGTCCCGCAAATCCCGGAGGAACCCAAGACACAACCCGGAGACCTTTACCTACTTGGGGACCACCGTCTGCTCTGCGGGGACTCCACGAACGCGGAACACGTCGCGCGCTTAATGGATGGGAAGCAGGCGGATATGGTTTTTACTGACCCACCTTACGGGATGAATTGCGTAAAAAACAGCGGAGTAATGAAAACCAAGTACGAGCAATTTGAGAACGACACAACTGCCGAGTTTTTTGTAAACCTGTATCAATCAATGCCCGAATTTTTTGAAAACTGCGTTATTTGGGGCGGCAATTATTTTGCGCACGGGCTGCCAGCGTCAAAGCATTGGATAGTTTGGGAGAAGAACACCGTCAACAAAGACGGCAAGCAAATAAAAAAAGACCAAAGCGATTGCGAATTGGCTTACACCACTTTTTCAAGCCCGACTGTTCGCAGGTTCCAATTTGTGTGGAATATTTTTAGGGAAGGGAATCGAAAAGATGAACTCAAGAACCGAGTACACCCAAATCAAAAGCCAGTCGGTCTTTTTGTCGAAATATTTGACCATTACGAATTTGGCAGTTTAATAGCAGACTTGTTTCTTGGCTCAGGTTCCACCTTAATTGCCGCTGAAAAAACCGGGCGCACTTGTTACGGAATGGAACTCGACCCCAAATACTGCGACGTAATTGTAAAGCGGTGGGAGGACTTCACAGGTAAAAAGGCAGAGCTAGTACGGGCATGAGTTTTACGGAATTGACACCTAAAAAGACCATGCTAGACGCTCTCGAGCGTTCACTCGGCATCGTGTCCACAGCTTGCGAGAAAGCAGGTATCAGCCGACAGACCCACTACAACTGGCTGAAGGACGATCCCGAATACAAGGAGGCGGTTCGAGCTATCGAAGAGCGGACTATCGACTTCGCAGAATCGCACCTACACGCGCTCATCAAGGACAAGAACCCAGCCGCGACTATCTTCTTCCTAAAGACCAAAGGGAAGAACCGCGGCTACGTAGAACGTCAAGAAATCGAAGTCAACGAGCCTCGGCCGCTTACGTGGTTTAAGGAATGACCCTTGCACAGTCTTACTACGACTGCAAGAACTCGGCCTCACGCATCCAGATACACCAAGGAGGCACCCGGTCGGGGAAGACCTATTCTATACTCCTTTGTCTTATCGAGTTCTGCTACAAGAACCCGAACGCGGGAGCCGTCGTTACCGTAGCCCGGAAGACCTTCCCGGCTCTGCGTGCTTCCGTCATGCGGGACTTCTTCTCTATCCTCGAACGGGAGGAGATATACAACCCCGAACTCCACAACAAGAGCGACGCCACCTACCTACTCTTTGGGAACCTCGTGGAGTTCATCTCCGTAGACCAGCCCCAAAAGGTGCGAGGCAGGAAGCGGGATATCCTTTTCATAAACGAAGCGAACGAGGTCTCTCTGGAGGACTGGAGGCAGCTCCTCCTCCGGACTACCCTCAAGGCAATAATCGACTACAACCCTTCGGACGAGTTTCACTGGATCTACGACGAGGTAATACCCCGAGACGATGCGCAATTCTTCAAGACGACCTACCGAGACAACCCCTTCCTACCGGCGGAACTCGTCGCCGAAATTGAACGGCTACAAGTGGCCGACGAGAACTTCTGGAGAGTCTACGGACTCGGAGAGCGAGGAGCATCCCGAAGCACCGTCTTCACCCACTACACCACAGTAGACCGAGTAGGTCCGGAATGGAAGCTCGTAGCCTACGGGCTAGACTTCGGGTACACGAACGATCCGACCGCGGTGGTAGGAGTCTACACCGACGGACACGGGTACCTTCTCGACGAGGTGCTCTACCGAACCGGACTCTCGAACCGGGAGATATCTAAGCTCCTCGAGGTAGGGAAGGCGCAGGTGATAGCCGACTCCGCAGAACCCAAATCTATCGACGAGCTCCACGGGTACGGGCTCAACGTCCACCACGCAAGGAAGGGCCCCGACTCCGTACGGGCAGGGATTCAGTTCCTTCAATCTCGACCCCTTGCGGTGACCTCTGGGAGCGTGAACCTCATCAAGGAACTGAGGAACTACAAGTGGAAGGAAGACAAGAACGGGAAGGTCCTAAACGAGCCTGTGGACGCGTTTAACCACGCTATCGACGCGGCGCGATACGCGGCTATGTTCAATCAGTCAAACCCCAACTTCGGGAGGTATCGGATAGGCTAACTTTGAGGAATCCACCCTCTTCCGTTATTCTCTCGTATGAACATCCCCTACCGCTGGGCAGACCTCACGCTCGGAGACCTTCAGGTACTAATGTCGAACGCGCCCGATCTGGAAAAGGTCGGCCACGTATGCCGCCTCTCGAAAGAGGAAGTACTCAAGATGCCGATGGGAACCGTACTCGACGCTCTCAACCGGATTAACCACATCCCCGAAGTAGCCCGGCACGAGCAAGTGATTACAATCGAAGGGAAGAAGTACGGCTTCGTAAAAGACTGGGACGAGTTCACCACCGGGGAGTGGATTGACTGCGAGAGCTATCAGGAGGACTTCTGGCCAAACGCTCACAAAATCATGGCCGTTCTCTACCGTCCTATGAAGTACCACGTAGGGAAAGAATACAGCCTCAAGAAGTACACGGCCAAAGAGGACGCGGAGCCGTTCAAAGGGATGCCAGCCGACCTCTTTTCAGGTGCGCTGCTTTTTTTTTGGAATACAAGAATAACACGTCTGCAAACTTTGCAAGCGTCTTTGCTGGAGGTGACGGAGGGAGTTCTCAATTCTACGAGAAGTGGAAGTGGTACCCCATCCTCTACACGCTCGCGAACAACGACGTTCTCCAGATGGATAAAATCACGGAGCTCCCGGTTCACGTCGTACTTCAGCACCTCGCGTTCCTCAAAGACCTAGCTATAGAGCAAAAGAAGCGATGATTACACTAAACACGATTGTAAAGAGGTTCGAGGACTTCGCAGATAACCACTTCTTCATCCGCTCCTTCTCGTTTGGAGGACCAGAGGATGTGGATCTGGAGAAGTTCGACCAATACCCTCTCCTTCACCTCATCTACACCGGAGCGACGTACGAGGACACTACCAAGACCCTCGACTTCGAGGTATATATCTTCGACCTTCCTTCTGCCTATGAGGACAAGAACGAGCGCCAGAAGGAGGTAGTAAGCGACGCGGAACAATGCGCAGAGGATATCCTCGCAGATATCGCGAACGGGCAGAACATCTTTATCGATTCGGAAGACTACGAGATAGCGAACGCCAGCGTCACTCCCCTTCAGGAAGCGAACTCGAACGTTCTCGCGGGCGTGCTTCTGGAGCTTTCTATCACGCTTCCCTACGACCGCTCTGCGTGCGACGCTCCGATTAACGGTGTGCAGCCGGAGGGAGGCGGGTTCGTCTACCAGCGCCGCGGACTTCTCCGGGTTCTCACTCAGAACGGGACGGTAGACGTTCTTTCGGTGAATACTATCAAGGTCACGAACGGAACCCTAATCGACGAGGGGAACGGCGTGGTCTCTATCGACACGGGAGGCGGCGGAGCAGAGAATCTGGACGACCTCGCAGACGTAGTTATCACGGACCCTCTGGACCACGATTCGCTCGTGTACGACGAGGTAACCGGAGACTGGATTAACGGAGCCCCGAAAGCTCTCGATATGCCGGTCTTTAACGGCAGCGGAGCTATCATTTCGAAGGGAGCCCTATGCAAGGCTATCGGAACGCAAGGAGACCGCGTTTCTGTGGGTCTCTTTGACCTCGACGTAGACGATCCGAAAATTCTCGTGGGTCTGGCTACGGCACAGCTCGCCATTGCAGGAACGGGCCACGTACGGACCTACGGAGAGCTTCGAGGTATTGCTACGAACGCATACACGGTAGGAACGATTCTCTACGCTTCGGGGACTGCGGGAACCCTTTCCTCTACCGCGGGTTCTCCAGAGCTCGCGATTGCTATCGTGACCAGATCACAGCAGAATACCGGGCGGCTCTTTATTCGGTCGTGGACCCCAAACTCGGGAAAGGCATTCCGGTATGTTACTGCGGGCGGGAATACACTCGAAGCGGAGAAGCAAGAAGATACCTTGACGCTTACTGCGGCGGGAGGTATGACTATCACGAGCGTAACGGGAACCGATACTATCACGCTTGATTCCGCTCGGCTTGACGACGACGACGTAACGCTCTC